ACACCATTGACACTAACAATTAAATCTGCTGCGTCTCTATAAGTATAAGATATAGAGTAAGCAGTTGTAGAGCCATTACCTGTATATCTTACAAATGAATTAGCCATTTATTCTCCTTTTCTTCTTCTAATATGGGGTCTTATTATGTAGGGTTTTTGGGAAGTGTTGAACTTCCTATCTTTTTGATTACGTTTTGAATACCTAAAGCATTCTGAAACAATAATAATTGTGTTAAATCGTTGTATTGAGACTGTGAAAACTCATAATCTTTGTCCCACATTGATTTATTTGTACCTCTAACACCTTTTATAAATTTGTTAAAAACTAAATCATATGTTGGGTTACCAGTAATAATATTTGAGTCTAGCCCAGTAGAACGATAATGAAAGAACGGGTCAGCACCTATTGCACCTAACCCACTGTCAATAAATGCGGGAAGTAATGAAGCAAACGCTGAACGTTGAAATGAAGCTTTAGCTATACTCAAAATCATTTCTTCATCCGTTTTTCCAAATTTCTTTTCCATAAACTTTTTTCTATCTCTTTTATTCATTAACACAGCTTGAGCATTCATCTGAGCTGTATATGCTAATCCTGCAAATACCATTGATGACATAAAACCTATGTAAGCCTGCATGTCATTCATTTTTATACCGTGTAATAAATGTTTACCGTAAGCTGTCATCATAAAGCCTCTAAATTGAAACATAATTTTACCTAGTGTTGAGTCTGTAAATCCACCAAGAAACATTGTTTCACCAATATCATTTTCTTGAATAGTTCTACGGCCCCATCTGTTAATAGCATAAGCAAATGTTTCTGCTGCCTCTACGTCATCCCATTGGTCTGCGTTTAATCTTCTAATTTTTCTTTTAGTCAATGCACCTTCATCCGTAATAGAATGTTTTTTAATTGCATCTAAAATTCTTTTTTGCATTGTCTCTGAAATACCTAAGTCTTGGTATCTTTGTTTACTTAAAGCTTTTGCTCCGCCAAAGGCTTCATCTACGTATTTTTGTACCATACCTTTTAAAGCAATTCTTTTCATTAAAGTGTTAACTAAATTCATACCAGAAATATCTGAAGTAAATCTGCCAACATGGTCAAGACCTCTTTCTATATTTGAAATTCTTTTTTTACCTACTCTAGAACCAAACTCATCTGTTTGATTAGCAACTTGATTAATTAATCTTTCACTTCCAAATCCACCAAATAATTCTTCAGCTTCTTTCATAAACTCATCATCAATCTCACCATTTTTCATACGCTTTAATAATCTACGCATTTCAGGTAAATGTTTTATAGTTTGTCTTAATCCTATGTTTGCAGTTAATACGCCTATTTCAGCTAACTGTGCAAAACCTACTTGGTTCATGATTCTAGAAAAATTATATTTTCTCATAATTCTTCCAAATGTAGAAAAATTAGTACTAATATCTTCTAAAGGTTTTCCTATTAAATGGTCAAAGCCACTGTTTAACGCTTTTAATTCATTAATTCTTACTTTGTCATTAGCGTCTACACCCATTTCGTCATACTGTTTTTCTACTTGTCTCATCATTGCTTTCCAATCAGACGTAGATTTAAAACCTCTTTGGGCCAACGCTATTTGACCAGTAATATTATTAGCATAATTTAAGAAAAGAACTTCAGCATCATTTTCTAAAAAATCAGATATAGACATAGTGTCATCAGAATAAGTTTCGTCTAACTTTACTCTTCGACTTCTAAATATTGTTGATGTATTTGGTTTACTAGGAAACATTGCCAAAACAATTTCTTCAATAGCACCATCATCTAAATCAGTAGTGTCTTTTAAAATTCTTTGTAAATCTTCAGATTTAGCAGTAAACAAACTTCCTAAATTAATTTGATTATGTTCATTACCTCTTCTTACAACTCTCATTAAATATTTTGCTAATTTTAAATTTGATGCATTATCAATACCGCCACGCATTGCTCTTGCTAAAAATTCTGCTACAGCTTGTTCACCGTTTTTAGCAACCATGTCGGACATTTTTGCTTTAGAATAAATTCTTGTTAAATAATTTGCATTTTCTATAACTTTATCAGCACCTCTTACCCCAGATGCTTTAGCCATTTCTAACATGTCTTTCATTCTATCTGCGTGTGCTTTTGCCATTGAATTTATAGAAGGACTATCAACTACTTCACCTCTAATTGCTCTAGATAACATTTCATTAAATTCATTTCTTTTAGTAATGCCTTCAAATCTTACTCTGCTATAATTATTTTCTTTTAAAAAATCATCGTAATGTCTTACCCATTCTCTGTAGTAAAGCATTCTTTGTCTGTTTAATTCAAAATTTTTTACTTGAGACATTGTTTTAGAACGTACCCAATTTTTACCAACTTTTCCTATAGACTCATATAAAATTTCAGAAACACCTCTTACTAGTTTGTTTGCAGACATATCTGTTACACCCGCTCTGTCTAATCTAAAAAAACTCCAAAAACCTTCACCCATAAAAGCTTTAGATGTTTCTTCTGAATCTAATAATTGTTTTGCCATATATTTACTATAAACAAAACTTTTAGCGTCCATCTCACTTTCACCAGTGTGTTTTAATGTTGCGTCTTCTATTTTACATTCAGCCATTTAATTCCTTTATTTACATTTGTAGACTTTGCCATCTTTAGTAATGATATATTCATCTTTACCGTCTGGCATTCTAATTTCTATATTACCATCTGCTCTAAGAGTTGTTCTTTCAACTAAAGTTAAATCATACTCATTAGCAATCTTGTCAAAATTATCTTGTTCAGTTTTATTTATTTGTTCATATCTTTTATTACCTTTAGTTGTAAATTCTAAACCACTTTCAACAACATCTTGTCCTTCTTTTACTTTTACAAAATCATCAACTGCTTTAATCATTGCAGCTTCGTCATCATCAATTCTATTTGTTGCTCTAAGACCTCTTAACGTTCCTCCTAAAACAAAACCTGCTCCAGAAGCAATTAAAACTTCTCTAAGTCCTAACGTTGGGTTTTGACTTGCTAAAGACATTTCTATTGCAGCATTAGTTGTACCTGCCGCTAATCCACCTCTAACTATTCTTGTAAGTCTTGAAGCTTTGTTCATAATAATTGCAGGGGCCATAACACCATCTGTTGCTATTGCTAACGTCCAAGCTGAAGGGTCTAAGACAGCCGCTAATAATCTAGCTGTTACACCTGTAACCATTCCTTTTGCATTTATGATTGCTGTCTTCTCTTGTACATCTAATATTTTAGCTTTAGTTCTTCTTAATACTGGAAGAGAATCTGTAATATTAAAAGCATCTAAAAATTCTTCATTAACACCTTTTTTAAGTTCATCAAAAGTTTCTTTGTCTGGCACAATGTCATTAATTTCAAAATTATAATTAGGTGTTAACTCTTCACCGTTACCAGTTTTTAATACCCAAGATGACATCCATTCTTGGTCTATTGCTGCACCAGCTATCTGACTATAAGACGTGTTGGCTGCAATAGCGTCTGATATTTCTTTGTTTTTCTTATCAAGATTAAATTGTTCTTGTTCTGATAGTGGTTGGGGAATGCTTCCTAAAGGTTCTAGGAATTGTGGGTTTTCATGTCCTACTAAATAATTAGTTTCGTCTATTGCTTTGTTTTGTTTTTCAATTTTCTTTTTAATCTCATCACCATTTGCTAAAATAAATTCTTCTTCATTATTTCTAAATGCTTGTTCAGAGGCCCATCTAGGGTTTTTTAAATCATCAAACTTCTCACCTAATAAGTCATCATCTTGTGATAAATCAAAAGTTTCTAAAGGTTGTTTTGTAACTTGTTGTACAGTGTCTACAGCAGTATTAACTGCTCTGTTAACATCATCTGAAGTAACTGCAAAAGATTCTGTAACTTGATTTAAAGCATCTTGAGCTTCATTACTTAGTATTCCTGTTGATGTTCCGTCACTAATGCTTTTTTTTAGCGAGTCGGAACTCCATAATAACTGTGCTTCATTAAGTCTTCTACTTTGGTATCTATCCCCAAAATTTAATAAATTTTTATAAGCACCTACCCAATCACCAGTAGTAGCTTGTTTCCAAAAATTAGGTGTTCTACTTTCTAAATCACCATATTGAAATGCTACTGAAGCAAGTACTGTTGCTTGTTCTTTAGATAAATTATTAAAAGATGTACCAGTAGAAGTTTCCCATTTATTTTTTAATCTTGTTACAGCTTCATTTTTAGCAAACTCATTTATAGTTTTGGCTTGGTCTGTTGATACTTGTAAATTAGAAGCTATCTCTTCCGCTTCTGCACCTTTAAATCCTAAAAAGGGAGTAAGTAAATCTATAATATCTTGCGGTAATCCTTTTAAATCTTCTAAGGCTCTCGCACCTAAATCAAAACCACTTGCTATTGTTACACCAGATTTTGAATTTTCTGCATCAGGGACTTTTCCTTCTGTTTCAAAACCTTCTTGTTCTAGTATAAAATCAAAATCTATATTGCTCATATTAATCTAAATCCATTAGTAGTTTGCTAAAGCTTCCTTCAAAATCAGTTTCTATTATTTTTAATATTCCATTGTTTCTTTCTTTTAATATTTTGTTCCAATCTGCCTTGTTAACCATAGTAGCTAACTCACCTTTGTTACCAATTACATCTGCGTAACTAAAAGCAAACGCTCTGCCATTCACTTGTATTGGGGCCATTGTATCTCTAGCCATAACTACAAATTGATTTCCATAAAAAGGTGCTAATACTAAATCTACTGCTTCGTACATCCCGTTAGTTGTTTTAGCTACTTCGTTAGAAATAAATTGTGAACGTTTAGTTAATTCTTTTGCATTAGCAGGATTACCATTAGGCATGTTACGTCTGTTCCAAAGCATACCGTCAACCTGTACGTATGATTTTCCTACAAGGTCTATAGCTTTTGCTCTTGCTATGTCTTCATTAACTCCTGTTAATTTAAATATTCTTGTTAATCTTAATGCTTCTTGAACTTGCATAGTCACATCTGCATTTTCACCAAACCAAGGAGCAAATTTTGATTCTAAATCTGATAGCGTAGTGTCTGAGTCTGACTCAAATTCTTTATACTGGTCTGGAGAATTTATAATCTGCCACATTTTTGTAACAGCTTGATTGGTGTCAAAACCTCCAACTTCTTCTAAAGTTAAAACACCTTCATAAAATATTTCTGCTTTGCCAGATAAATAATCTGCTGTTGGGCTGTTGTCTTGGCCCAATGCTTTTAATTTTTTAAATCTTTCGTAACCTATTTTAAAATCTTCTACTTTTTCAATATCAAAAATATTTGTATTGTTTATAACGCCAAGACCTTTATCTAACTCATCTTTCCAAGGTGTAAAAACTCTAGCATTAATAGACATTAAACTTGCTACATAACTGTCTAATAAAATTTCTTTATCAAAGTCTTTTTGATTTGGGTGATGATGAGGATTTTCTGCATAATGCTTTTCTGCTTGTTCATCCACATAAAGTGATAATTTTTTATAAATAGATTCTTCAGCTAATTTTTTATCTGTCTCACTTACAGACTGACCTTTGTAAATACTTTTATGAGATAAGCCATCATAAAACATTTGTTCAACGTTTACTTTATTTTTGACGTTATTAACTTTTCTTTTTAATTTTGTTAAAATTCTAGTAGATTGTTCTTGATGATTTATATCATTTCTAAAAGACGGTAGTTCACTTTTCTTACCTCTTTTTTCTAATACAATATTATAAATTTCTTTTAACTCTGCTACATCATTAGTTGTTGTTGCTCTTTCTTCAAGAAAGTTAAGGATAGTTTTATTAGCTTCTTCAGGTAATAGAAAACCTTTACCTTTTTTATCAGTCTTACTATTGTACCAAAGCTTTAACATATCACTTCGTTTACCTGAAGTCTTTTCCCATGAGTCAACTACTTGTGTATGTGCTGCACTTCTTTTATTTAAATTTAACTGTACTGCATCTGCTTCAAGTTTATCAGCTTGTAAATCTAATTTTACTTTACTCCAAGCTGAGTCATATGCTCTAACATATGAATTAGACATATTAGTAAAATCTCTAGTTACTTTACCAAATTGTTCATCTAAATTTACATCTGCCATAGTCAAGCCTGTATCAGTCTCATTACCTATAATTTCAAATATGTTTTTCTTAACTTGATTAGCGTCATTAATAGCGTGAGTGACTGCAAAGTTTACATCTACTACACTAGTGGCCCATTGATTTTGTAAATCAGCAACTCTAGGGTCATTCTTATCTATTAACTTTTTAATTTCTTTAGGGTCTGTTATCCCTTCATTTTCTAATCTAGCAAATACAGTTTGTGCTTTTTCTTTTTTTTCATCACCATAGGCTGTACTAAATTTAGCAAACGTTTTATCAAAACTTCCTAATGCTCTAGCAATTTGATTGCTTTCACTATCTCTATTAATATTAGGTTTTCCTGCGTTTGTGCCACCGCTGTATATATTTGATACTCTATTATTATATGTTGCCATTATCTAAAATACTTTCTATTTTCATTTGAACCGTATGTTGTACCTGCTCCTGCCATATCGATAGCTAACCCTAATCTGCTAGGGTCGCTTGGAACTGGTAAACTATTAATTGTTCTAGAATTAGTAGCAAACACTTCTAATTCTTTTCTGTTAAGTTGAACCATGTCATTATCAAACGCACTTTTGTTTTCCATAAATGCCATGTCAAATTCTGCACCATTATCTTTAAATATTGCGTCTGCGTTACCTACATTTAAATTTAATTGTTCACTTAATGCAGCAATTTTTTCTATTTTAGTTTTAAATTTTGCTCTAGTTTCCGCTTCTTTAGCTTTACCTTTTTCATAATCCACCATGCCAAGGTCATCTGACATAGCTCTGTTAGCATTAGCGACAGCTACAGCGTTACTTTCTCTAACTCTATTAGCTTCATCTTGCTTTGCATTAAACTCTTGCATTTTACTAAATACAGTTAATGCTAGTTGAGCTTCTGGTGAACACATATTATTTTATTTCCTTTATCATTAAATTAAACGGTTTCTTTTCATAACCGTAGTTAACGGTATCAATCGTGTTAAAGCCTAAAAACTTTAACCATTTGTTGCCTACGCTGTTTCGAACATCAACGTAATTATATAAATATTTGTAATCTTGTCCCATCTCTGCAACCCATTTAGGACATTCTCGTAAAAACTGAAGTGTATGGTTAAGTAATTCTGTACTAGATAATAACCAAGCTATGCCATAATCTTT